CGCTGTCGTGAAAGATCAGCGCCCCTTCGTCGGCCAGATGTCCCCGTCTGTCACCGGAGCGCAAGGTCTCAAGGGCGATACCGGAACAACTGGCCCCAAGGGCGATACCGGAGTGCAGGGCGACACTGGTGCTGACTCTACGGTGCAAGGCCCGAAGGGTGACACCGGCACTCACGGAGACACCGGAATCCAAGGTAGCAAGGGGGATACTGGTACACAGGGTTCAAAGGGTGATACTGGTACTCAAGGGAACAATGGCGACACTGGTACCAAGGGTGACACCGGAACCCAAGGATCGAAGGGTGATACTGGCACAACGGGAAGCAAGGGTGACACCGGAACAAAAGGTGACACTGGAACTACCGGAGCCAAGGGTGACACTGGTGCAGACTCTACTGTGCAGGGGCCAAAGGGTGACACCGGGACCACGGGGGCAAAGGGTGATACCGGCGTCGGAACAAAGGGCGATACTGGGACACAGGGTCCGAAGGGTGATACGGGATCTCCGGCTGCCTCTGATGCTCAGCCGAAAGAAGTTGGGTATGCAAGAGGTCCTTCTGCTGGCACAGGCTCCCCATACTCCCGTGAAGACCACGTTCACGCCCCATCCTTCTACACCGACTTCCTGAACCACGGAACAACCCCGCGTACTCTTCAGGGTGGTATCTGGCTCGGTGCGGCGGTGGCTTCTGGTACTGCTGCTGTTCAGGCGGGTATTGCCAATCACCCCGGCATCGTGCGTGTCACCACCTCGACGACTACGAACAGCGGTTGGCAGTGGACAACTGACCTGACTCAGATCCTTCTCTCTGGTGGCGAGGAGTCCGAGTTTGTGTTCATGCTGAACGCGACCACCAACTCGACGTTCCGCATGGGCTTCCTCGACTCTCAATCCTCGACTGAGCCGACTGACGGGGCATGGATCTCTATCATTGGCACAACTCTTCGTGGCTACTGCAAGAACAACGCAGGACCGACTTCGACTGCCAGCACCTACACCGTCTCGACGGCAACATGGTACCGAGGGTACATCTCGGTCAACTCGGACGCCAGCACGGTCACGTTCTCGCTCTACAATGCGTCAGGCACCCAACTCTGGACAGACACTGTGTCTGCCAACATCCCGACTGCGAGAACCACGGGTCACGGTATCGTCGGCACTAACTCGGGGACTTCCGCAATCTCTCTGTATGATATAGACTTCATGCGATTGACGTTCAACAAGGGTCTATCGCGGTAAACAGGGAGGGCGGAATGGGACAGACTTGGGCGGAGGCAACGAAGTGGGAGGCGGATTGGCACGGCAACTGTGTCAACTCGCTGGGCGAGGAGTACAAGCAGATGGCCTATGCCAGACGCATGGGGTTGAAGGCTTTTCACAATGGGAAAAGTCCATTCAACTTCAACCTCAACGGGGCGTCTGTTCTCGACATCGGTGGTGGGCCGTACTCTCTTCTTCTCAAGTGCGAGAACGTCGGAAATGGAGTGGTGGCTGACCCCTGTGACTACCCAGAGTGGGTGAACATGCGCTACGAGAGCGCGGGCATCACTCGGATGAAGGTCAAGGGTGAAGAACTCGATACCACTCTCAAGTTCGATGAGATCTGGATCTACAACTGCTTGCAGCACACCGAAGACCCCGAGCTGATCGTCAAGAAGGCGCGTGGCATCGGCAAGATCATCCGGCTGTTCGAGTGGATCGAGACCGGGGTGGCTGACGGTCATCTTCACAACCTCACGGAGAAAGAACTGAACTCATGGCTGGGCGGAATCGGGCAGGTATCTCGAATCAACGAGAACACGGCGGTGGGCCTGTGCTACTACGGAATCTTCGTCGGGAGAGCAGCATGAGAAAGTTCAGATTCCATCTGCTCTCGCTGGTTCATCTGCCCCAGAGCAAGGAGTTCATGAGCTGTGCGTTCACTCAGAAGAATCGCAAGCTGGCGAAGATGCTCACCTCCCTCGGTCACACGGTGTTTTTCTACGGAAGTGAGGGGAGTGATGTCGAGAGCTACTGCGAGGGGCAGCCGGGGCGGCTCATCTTCGTTCAGACCCATACTCTGGCGGATATTGCTCGTGATTACGGCGATGGGGATAACCGCTTTTCTATTGGGTATGATTTCACGAATGGTGACTTCCGCCATGACTTCAATTCCGCTCGTAAACCTTCTACCATGAAGTTCAACGCGGCTTGCATCAAGCACATCAATGCGATCAAGCGGGAGGATGATTTCCTTCTGATGACACAGGGCAGTTACCAGACGCCCATCGCTGACGGTGTGCATCTCTTTCTCGGATGTGAGCCGGGGATCGGTTATCGTGGCTCGGTCAAGGGCCGCTTCCGTGCATTCGAATCAAGCTACATCCAGAACTTCACCTATGGCTCCGAAGCTCCGTTCGCGTGCATCAACGGCAGCTACTACGACCGTGTGATCCCGAACTACTTCGATCCAGACGAAGTTGAATTCAGCAACGAGAAGGACGACTACTACTTCTTCATCGGCCGTATGATCAAGCGCAAGGGTATCATCACCGCCGCGCTGGCGTGTCAGGCTCTTGGCAAGAAGCTGATCATCGCTGGTCAGGGCGCATCGGTCAGGTCGAATGGGCATCTCATTCCGAATGACACTCCCGACTTCGATCTCGAACCCGGAACGTGGGAGTATGTCGGGTTCGTGGATGTCGAGCAGAGAAAGAAGTGGATGAGCCGTGCGATCGCTACCTTCACCCCCACCGAGTATCTGGAGTGTTTTGCGGGAACTCACGTTGAGTCCATGCTGCACGGCACCCCACCCATCACCACCAACTTCGCCGTCTTTCCCGGTACGATTCCAGACTGTGTTGACGGCAAGGTCGGTTTCCGGTGCAACACCCTGCGCGACTTCGTGTCTGCCGCAGAGCGGGCGAGAAACGTGAACCACTTCGAAGTCCGGGCCTATGGGGAACGGTTTCTCATGGATCGCGTGAAGATGGACTACCAGCAGTGGTTCGAAGATCTCTACCAAGTATTCCTCTCCGCTACGCGGGATGGAGTGAAGGGCTGGCATCATCTCGGCCCGTAAGGAGAAGATATGAAGACGGGAGCTATCTTTGGAGAGACCGACCTCGGCCTGACGGTCGGTGACATGACGATTACGGTGGAGACCTTGGCTGGTTCTCCTGTCGATACCACCGGATGGACTATGGTGGAGATGGCCTCTCCTCCCGGCTCCTACGAGATCAATGTACCCCTCTGCTTCGAGTCCTCCACCATCTATCTCGAAAAGACCATTGATCCGAACGTCTTCTACCACGGGGTTATGAGCTTCGAGAGCTGGCAGATCATCGCTCCGATCTACGCCCCCGGCGTGATCATGATGCCTGCGGCTACAGCCCCCGGCGATGTCATGATCTTCCACGCCAACACCGACTACGATCTCATCTCGTTCATGCTTCCGACGTACTGGACCACGCACCTGCTCGACCCTGAGATCGAGTTCTGGTTCACGCTGGTGGCACCAAACAGGCAGACCCGCCCAGTACTCGACGCGAAGGGCGAAGTCTACAACGCCCTCACCAGAGAGTGCCGCCTTGCTCTCACCGCTACGCAGACGGCGCTGAAGCCCGGGGACTACTCGTGGCAGGCGCAACTGCGGAAGACCGTGGCCGGGGTGGTCGAAAAGCACAACGCGCTTGAGGGAAAAGCCTACGTCAAATCGACGTTCAAGGTGTAGTGCAAGCGCTTGCACCGAGGAGAAGAGACAGTGGGTGTTTCGGCGTACCGTGATGTGAAGGAAGGGAAGAAGCTGGTCATCAAGCGGCCTCCCCCAAAGCTCGGGCCTCGCCCGGATGGGAAGCGGCGTCTCAACAAGAAGCTGGTGCGCGATGCCCTGCGCAAGAGCGGGGGGTTCGTCTCGTACGCCGCCCGTTCCTTGGGCTGTGATCCGAGCAATGTCCACAAGTGGATGGATCGCCACCCTGATCTGAAGTCGCTGCACCGCGAGATCAAGGACAGCCATCTCGACATGGCCGAAGTCTCGCTGCTCAAGCAAGTGAAGGAGAAGAACACCGCCGCCACGATCTTCATGCTCAAGTGTCTGGGCAAGGATCGTGGCTTCATCGAACAGCCGAACATCAACCTGCATGCCCACATGGATGCTGGTTCTGGCAACTGGGTGGACATCATGAAGAGGGCCATTGCCAAGGGTTCGTTCGATACGTCTGGCAAGGTGATCGACTGCACGGTAGCAGAACCGAAGAGGTTGAAGAGTGGCAAAGCGTCAAGTTAAACGTGAACTCACCGAAACCGATCTGATCGTCAAATCCCAAGAAGATCCGATCTGGTGGATGGAGGAGTGTTGCGGATGGACTCTATGGGAGAAGCAGAGGGAGATCACTCAAGCGCTGATCGACCACAAGCGCGTAGCGGTTCCCGCTGCGTTCGGTGTCGGAAAGACCTTCTTGGCCTCCAGAATAGCGGCGTGGTGGCTAAACACCCACTATCCCTCGATTGTGGTGACCACTGCCCCTACTGGCCGTCAGGTAAAAGACCTTCTCTGGGCCGAGATCAAAGACGCCTATCACAGTTCCCGGGTTCCGCTCGGCGGTGAGGTTCTAACTACCGACATCAAGATCGGCCCGAAGTGGTTCGCCACGGGGTTTGCGACGAACGAAGAGCACATCGACAAGTTCACCGGATATCACTCTCCGAACCTGTTGCTGATCTTCGACCAAGCGTGTGGTATCCACCGTCAGATCTGGCAAGCCGGTGAGGGTCTTCTGACCTCTGCCAACTGCCGCTGGCTGGCGCTGTCAAACACCACCGACGAGAACAGCGCGTTCGCGGACATCTGTCTCGAAGACCGGCGCAGCATGCACGGGGAGTGGAAGGTCATCAAGATCAAGGCGCACGACAGCCCGAACGTGAAGGCTGGGTGCAACATCTTCCCGGGCATTCTGTCTGCTGATTACGTCGAGGAGAAGCGCAAGGTCTGGCGCATCGGTGAGCCTCTCTGGGAGGTCTACATCGAGGCGAACTTCGTCGAGGCTGGTGCGATGACCGTTCTACACCCCTCGATGGTTCGTGAGATCCTCGAAGTCAACGAGGTAGAGCCGACCTTCGACAACATGATTCTCTCCGTTGACGTCGGTGACGAGGGCGCTGACCCAACAGTCGTAGCACTGGCCTGTGGCTCCCGCCTTGGGTACATCGATCGTGTTCTAGGAAACGACACGATGCAAGTCGTGAAGTTCGTGGTCGAGAACTGGGAGAAGTCGATAAGGCTCACAGGGCATCAGCCCATCGCGATCAACATCGACAAGATCGGCGTTGGGGCCGGGGTCTGTTCCCGGCTCATGGAACTCGGCTACCCTGTCATCGGCATCAACGTCGGGGTGAAGGCGATCAACGATACGGAGTACATCAACCGCCGTATCGAGATGGCGTGGTCTCTCCGTCATCAAGCCGAGGCCCGTTCGATCTCGTGGAAACCGTTGTACTTTACTGACCCCGACATCATGTCGATGCTTCGCGAGGACATGAGTATCCGCTACGAGCCGCTACCGTCGCAGAAGATCAAGCTCGAAGACAAGATCAAGTTCCGTCGCCGCATGAAGCGCTCTTCTGACTTCTGGGACGCGATGATGCTTGGCTTTGCAGATGCTGGTGGCATGCCCTACATCACCGACATCAACTACTCGTTCCACGGTGGTCACAAGCTGACCACCAAGGAGCTTCTGGAGCGAGGAATAGACGGGGCGGAAGCGGAAGCTCAGCTCGAAGTCTACAAGAAGCTGTTCGCTATGGGCTTCTTGGACAACGATGCCGACTTTGGAGTTGAGCGTTTCCTGTGATACCATGACCAAAACAAGGGAGAGTTGATCAATGGCCGCTTCTGACCTACTCGAAATCTTGGAGCGAGAGTTCCCAAATACCGTTCTCGAACGGCAGCGCCAGTACAGTCTCAAGGACTCCTACAAGACGATCGCGTGGGTCTATGCCTGTGTCAACCTCATTGGCGACTGCATCTCTGGCGTGAAGTACTACTTTTACACGGGTGACCAGTTCGCTGATGA